CGGATCTGAGGAACCCAAGCGAGGGGGTCTGGAAGGGGGGAAGGACAACCTGGCGGCGCTGTGATGATTGAAAACAATGTTTTTGGTCCCACGCATGACCCAGGGCGATCTCTCATTGTGCGTTTCCCTGGGAGGCACACATGCGGGGTTTTTAGTATTTTAATGGAATCAAAGAGAAACAGCGCGAAAGAACCGAACAGCTATAGTACAAACGAAGACAGAATTGGCCCGATGATATTAACCGCAGGCCCAAGAGACTGGACAAGCTGCGTGGCCACACCCCACCACTTCTCGACTTCCGCCATAAAACTAGCCTCCTCGATATCCGCATCATCGACGATGCGAAGGGCGGGAACTGCTGACTCAAAATTGTCAGCAGCTGCCATGAGTAACGGCTGGTTAGGCGGCGCTCTGGATGCCAACTGGGTCCCAGCTTGGGGATTACCAATGCCAAGAAGAGCGAAGGCGACGGTCTGTGGGTTGGGTTGGCACTCATAGTGCAGGGCGAACTCCATCTCGCCGAGAGCGGTCGAAGCGGGAAGAGCGCCACCAGTGCTGGTGAGCGCTCCCTCAATGTACACCAACAGCGAGTAATGGCCGTACGAACTGACCAAATTGTCAGCACCATGGCGTAATGCAAGGTTGCCAGAGTCATCATCAGTAAGCCCCCAGGCAGTACCTGTGGGCTTAAAGGCGAGAGCCTCCGATCCAGACCGGCGGAAAGTGAAAACCGCCGCATCTGTCTCGAGGGTGCTCATGGGAACCTGCATATAGCCAGGTAGCTGAGACATTGCCGACAAGCCAGCAGGTAAAGCGACCTGCCAGCCATTGGCAAGCTCGTTGTTAGCGGGCGTGTTACCGACGGTACTCTGATTGTTGTTCTGCATGTATGACAGGGACACAAAGACTGGGGCCATGTGAATGACACCAGAAACTGTGGAGAAGTTCTGCGTCCCGACAATCTTTACACCACCAGAGACCAACCGGGCACTAGCATACATCTCACGGAAGAGCGTAATGTTCGTGACCGGGTTGTCAATACCAATGACGCCACTCCCAGGACCGAAAGAGTTCCTGGAGAGAGCGGCGGCGGTGTAACTGAGACCATTAGGCCAGTAAAACGTGCTGGGGACATTAGCATAAAGACCCGTGGTCTTAGTGCCGACAATCCCGTTGACGATGAGGTTAGAAGGGTCAGGATTAATGAGAAAGACCGTCTGCCCAGAGTTAGGAGCGACCGTAACCATGTTTAAGTCTGTATAGGTACCAACCGCTGGGTTGGAGGTAATGACGGCGGGCTGCCGCACGTCAAAACACCCAGACAAACCCTGAAATTCATCAGGGTAACGCTGACAGTTGGCATCCTCGGAAAAAGGATCAACAGCAGCAGAGACCAACGGATGAACACCATAGTTACTGCGACGCGACGCTCGAGGGCGAGCACGCGGCCCGCGGAACTTAGGCACCCCGACAGGTGCCAAGGAAGAATCCATGACATCCCGCTTGGGTGCAAACAAAGCCGCGGACGTGCCCTGTTTTGCACGGACCCGGACCTTCTTGGTTGGGACGCGACGAGGCTGGGAAGGAACGGCACGACGGGCCCGTTCCTTGGCTGTTTTGGTTTTCGTCATGACGGTGTGTGAAGTGTGATATGGGATACCCGACACTTGTGAAACGGAGACTGTTCATTATGGATGACCCGAAGGTTGGCGCCGTGCAGTCGTTCGGCATTCTTTATAGCACGTAAATATTTACCCAACAGGAACGTTTTGGGCCACTTAGCATCCACAACCCCAAAGAGAACGACTACAGCGGCTGCGCCGGCTGATAGTGAAGCGTTGAACCGATCCGCTCGCTCAAAACTACCTTATCGTAGAAGTCCTCCAAAACCAGCTGCTCACAGGGAGTGACACCGAATGCCCAGTAGAAGCTAGCCCGCGTACGGGGCAACACATCACCAAAAGAACGAGACATGTTCTTCTGGAGAGCGCGAACACCCCATGACTGACCACTATCCACTGACTTTCGCTGAACCGCGCCCTGGGACAGGGCGCGGTAAAAATTCTGGAAAACCGGCACACCGCCGGTCATCGACATTCCACCCTCAGCGACTGCGTAACGCCATGCCGAGAACAAGTGTGGCTCAACAAAATTGTGAGCACACACAGTGTCCTTGGCAATAGCCCACTTGGGATGGCGGACCATGATATAGGAATCATGGTCAGGCCCAACCCAAACTGGGTGCGTTTGGCAGAACTCAATCTCCTCAAAGGTATAACAAGGGGGCTCAACCGCCATGGAGAAACCCATGCGCAGGAACCAACCATCAAGAAACCTCATGAAGCGGGTGTAGTGTCGGCGTTCCATGAACACAACACAGTCATCGCCATTGTTGGCGAGTTTGACAGGCACACCGACCCAGTGAGCGTAGGCGAAGACCATCATGCACATCAGCAGGCAATTGCCAAGCGATGTGTTCATGTCTCCACTCATACGTCCACCATTGGTATGGTATTTAACCCGCCCATCTGCAGTGTACCCAACGCACTCATTGACAAGCTGCATAGAGAGCAACTTAGCCAGACGCCTGCGATGGCGCTTGAGTGGGAAACACTTTAGATACTGTGAACCCTCCCAGTTCAACGCCTCACGCGACACGTGCTGATCAAAACGACTAGCGTCAAGACCTACGGCCACGGGATCCTTGAAATGGGACCATTTTGTGAACATGAGCTTGCCAGAATCTGCGCTGTTCAATCCCTTGAAAACAGTCTGGTCGCCAAAAAC